GGGGCCACCCATGTATCAGTGCTCAGGGCGATTAAGAATGGTCGGCTGCAACCTCCAGCGGTTGAGCGTCAAGGGAAGGGCTGGGAGATTGACCCGGTTCTTGCTGATGAGCAGTGGGCCCAGGCCACCGACCCGACGCCTCGTGGGACCAATGCCGGCCCAGGCCCTTGGCCTGGGCCAAAGGCTGCCACGCCAGGAAGTCAGGCGCTTACGGCCAAACAAGATCAGCCGCCGGTAAAGGCCAGGCCCTCGCGCCCCCCTGCTCAGGCCCTCGCCGACGACTCCCCAGAGCCTAAAGAAATCCCCAGCTACAACGACAGTCGGGCTCGATCCGAATTCGAGAAGGCCAATATCCTGGAAATGGACCGCAAGGCCAAGGCAAACACCCTGCTCCCCCGCGAGGATGTGGGGCAGGCTTGGGACGCAGCGGTGAATATCACCCGCACCGTTTTGTTGGGGGTGCCAAGCAAGGCAAAACAAAGGATCCCGCACCTGACACCCGACGAGGTGGCTGTGCTGATGGACCTGATACGCGAGGCCTTGAGTGGTCTCGCTGCGGGCGACGTAATGGATCTCTACCCAGAGGTTGAGCCTTGACGCTGCCAGCGGTGCAGGAGCTGACGCGGCGCATCCTGGGCGGCTTCAAGCCACCTCCAAAGCTCCGGCTTTCGGAATATGCGGACCAACCGGCCACGGTCGATGGCGGCGCGGTGATGACCGGCAACGCAGCAGAGAAGGGCCAGTGGCGGACGCTGCCTTATCAGCGGCCGATCCTGGATGCGTTCACTAACCCCAATGTTGAAACGGTGGTTTGTCTGAAGTCGGCTCGCGTCGGCTGGACAAAGATGCTGGGCGTTGTTGTTCAGTATTACTCGCACCATGATCCATGCCCGATCATGATTGTGCAGCCAGTAAAGGAAGACGCTGAAGGGTATAGCAAGGAAGAAATCAAGCCATTATTTGAGGATACGCCAGCGCTGCAGGGACTGATAACTGAGTCCAAAGCACGCAACACTAGCAGCAATACGATCCTACTAAAGCAGCTTAGCAATGGTGGTTTAATAGATATAGTAAATGCTGCCAGTGGGCGGGCCTTTCGGCGCAAGTCCAGAAAAATTGTTCTTTTTGATGAGTTTGACGCTTATCGCAGGATTGACGAAGGTGATGTTTACAAGCTAGGTCGCAACCGTGCCGACTATTACTGGGACTGCAAAATAGGCGTAGGCAGCACACCGATATTCAAGGATGGGCGAACAGAGGAATTATACAAGAAATCAGATCAAAGAAAGTTCTTTGTTCCTTGTCCCTTTTGTAATCACTATCAAGTTTTGCGATGGGATCAAATGATAAAAGAAGGCGAATTTACCGCCCATTACGAATGCGAGAATTGCAAAAAGCCAATCCCGCACAGCAAAAAACGCTGGATGGTTGAGCGCTGCGAGGATCGCCCGACCGCTGTTGCCCGGGTCCCTGGCTTGATTGGGTTCCATGTGTGGGCGGCCTACAGCTATTCACCGGCAGCGGACTGGGCGATTCTGGTTCGTGAATACAAAGAGGCCCTGGAGTCGCTGCGCAAAGGCGACCCAGACCCAATGCAGACCTTCAGAAATACGGTGCTCGGCGAGGGCTGGGAGGACTCGCAGGCCGGCAAGGTCTCGGCCGACAACCTGGCCAAGCGCCGGCAGTCTGTTGATCTGGGCAACGGCTATTCGATCCTTGGCGAGGACTTCACCCTGACCGGAGTGCCTAATGGCGTGCTGTTGATAACCGCTGGAGTGGACACCCAGGGCGGTGGCGGCACGGCAAACGAGCGACTGGTTGCCACCGTCTGGGGCTGGGGCGTTGGGGAGGAGGGCTGGCACCTGGGCCATTGGGACATCGATGGCGACCCGCAGGACAAAAATACGCTTGCGCAACTGGACCGGATCGCCGAAACCAAATGGGTCCGAGAGGATGGGACCGTGCTCAAGTTGGCGCGGGGCGGTATTGATGAAGGTGGCGATGCAACAAGCTGCCAGGCGGTCCGCGAGTTTTGTTCAACTCGCAAGGATGTTTGGGTGCCAGTTCGAGGGGCCCCGCAGAAGGGCAAACCCCTGTTGGGCAGGGGCGTGCCGGTGAGTATCAACCGCAAAAACAAGCCGATAGTAAAGAACGGGGTCAACCTGTACTTTGTGGGTTATGACGAAAGCGTCAAGTCACTGCAATATCGGTTAGGGGTTGAGACCGTGGGCCCTGGCTATCTGCATTTTGGCCTGTGCTCAACCGATCAATTCTTAGCGGAGCTGTTCCCCTGGAGGCGGATGCCGCGGCGGAGCAGGGGCCAGATCAGCTATCACTGGGAGGCACCAACCGGGGCGCGAGATGAGGGGGGCGACTGCACCCGCTACGCCTATGCGGCGCTGCAGCTGGTGACCCGTCGCTACACCCCAGGCACCATGTGGGCCCAGCTCGCCCGCACCCTGGGCACCCAGGCGCCGGGGACGGGAGGGGGAGGGGCGGCGCCGGCGCCGATCCGACGCAAGACCAGCAGCTTCTGGTAGCAGGTATAATGGCGGCATGAACTACACAGCAGAGCAACTAGCGGAACTGCGGGCCTCAATGGCTAGCGGGGTTTTGAAGACCCGGTTTAGCGACGGACGAGAGATGACATTCCGCTCTCTTGCCGAGATGCAGCAACAGGAAAGGATTATGGCTGCCGAGGTGGAAGCTAACAGCCAGACTAGGCCGGTGCGTCGCATTTACCAGACTTTCCAAAGAGCCTAAGGATGGGAAAACGCACTAAGGCGCAGCTGGAGAATCAATTAAAAGTTGCACAGTCTGAGCTGTATAAAGCCAATCTTCGAGCGTGGGAAGCAGGCAAGCAGTCGCGTCGAACCGATGGATGGCATGAGCAAAGCCGGGGCCCTAATTCTGATCTTCGCCAAGTATTGCAGCGAATTGTATCAAGGCATCAAGATCAAGTAGACTCGGATGCGTGGGCAGATAAGGCTATTAAGGTAATTGTAACTAACTGGATCGGAGAAGGTATTATAGGCGAACCAGTTAATAAAAATAAAAAATATTCGCAAATTTACAAAGACTGGGCAGAATCACCGCTTTGTGATTTTTACGAAAAACTAAACTTTTATGGACTGCAATCTTTAATTGGTCGCACGGTTGCAGTTCGCGGCAGTTGCCTGATTCGCTTTCGCATTGATGAACGCCTAATTAAGCAAGGTCTTCCCCCACTCACCTTGCAGGTACTAGAGCCAGACTGGTTGGATATGTCGAAAGACAATGGCTCTAGTATTATTTTTGGCAAGAAATATAATGATGATGGCAAGCTAGAAAGCTATTTTATCAGAAAGAATCATCCAGGCGAAAGCGACTGGCGCCAGTCGCAGCTAGGGTCTAATGAAATCCCAGCCTCTGAAATTTGCCACGTCTACGATGTGCGACGCCCTGGCCAGGCTACTGGTGTTCCATGGGGCGCCTCATCACTGCTTACGTTGCGTGACATTGGCGACCATGCCCAGGCCCGCATGTTGCTGGACAAGCTGGCCTGCTGCTTCACTGCATTTATTACAGATTCAGACCCTGACAATGTTGTCGCTCCTTCTGTTGATCCTAGGAATCCAGATAGTGCAATTGCAACCCTTTTTGAAAAAATAGAGCCCGGCGCGATCGAAGTATTGCCGCCAGGAAAATCGATCGAATTTAGCAAGCCCCCAGAGGCTGGTAATTTCATAGAACTGCAACGGCACCATCTGCATTCAGTAGCAGCAGGTTACGGCATCACGTTTGAATCCTTGACTGGGATTCTGTCTGATGTCAATTTCTCAAGCGGCCGAATGGGATGGATTGAGTTCCACCGAAACATCGGACACTGGCGCTGGAACATCATGATTCCGCAGTTCCTGGAGCCAGTTTCTAGACGGCTTGCTGCTGCCGTGCAAATGGCCGGCATGGCCAACCGGGTAAACGGTCGGATGATATGGACACCTCCTAGGCGGGAGATGATCAACCCGTCCGAGGAGATCAAGGCGCTGGTCATTGCGATCAGGGCCGGCATCCTCAGCCTGTCCGAGGTTCAGCGATCGTTGGGCTATGTCCCTCAGCAGGTGCTTGCCGAGCTTGCCAAGGACCTCAAGGACGCCAGGGAGATCCATAAGTTGGTGCTGACGGTGGATGCCAGCCAGACAAACGACAGCGGCGGCCTGCAGGTTTCCAACGCTCCCCTGCCGACTACACCCCCAGCAAGCGAAACTTCGGATTTGATATCATAGAATGATGCCCGAACCCATGACCACAGCAGCGGTGACACTGGCAACAGAAAGTCAAACCTGCCAGCGAATGGCCCTTGTCGCCCCATCTTCGTGGGATGAACAGAGCCGGACCGCCACAGTGGTCATTTCAACTGACGCCGATGTGGGCGACGGTGTCCAGCTGGTGCACGAACGCTCGGCCATTCGTTGGCCAGGGCGTCCGCTGCCTATGGACATTGACCACCAGCGCACCTCTGCCTCGTGCTGGGGGGCGATCACGGCGATGGACCTGGGCCGTGCTGAGGATGGCAGCAATGCCCTAGTCGGCACGGTGCAGGTAGATGGCCCCGATGAGGCCATGGCGGTTGCCATTCCCCGCCTCAGGAATGGATCTGCGCGTTTTTCTGTTGATGCGCGGATCTACAGATGGCAGCGTGCCAGCGCAGATCAACCCCTTGATCGAGCAATCGATTGGGAGCCGGTTGCTGTCTCGCTGGTGATCGCCGGCCAGGATCCAGCGAGCGTCATGCGCTCGGTGGATGCAACAACAGAATCAACCCTTGCGGACCCCCCGATGTCTACTGCTACTGAAAAGGCCGGGGGCGACCCGGTGGCCACTGCTCCAGCCGATACCGCCGTGACACAACTGGCTGTTGTCACCGCTCCTGCTGCTGCTCAAGGCTTCGATCCTGCCCCTGACGAGGTTGCCCGAGAGCTGCACATTCGCCGGGCCGCTGGCGCTGCGGATCTCCCCGAAGCTGCCGTGCAAGACCTGATTCGATCCACTGCGGGGAAGGACTTGCCTAGCATTATGACGGAGGTGGTGCGAGCTGCTCGCGTTGCGATTGAGGCAAAGGCCCCTGTCCATGCTGGCCATCCTGCCAGGATCGAGGTAACCCGCGACGCTGGCGATACCTTTATGCGCGGCCTGCAGGAAGGTGTTGACGCTCGATGCAAAGCGGTGAAGACCCCGACCGACTTAGGTCGCCAGTATGCCCGGCTAAGCGTCATTGATATGGCCAAGGAATACCTTGAAACCATGCGAGGCTTTAGCCGTGTTGATGTGCGAATGATGGGCATCAATGAGCTAATCGACCGGGCGTTTCATACGACTTCTGATCTTCAGAATGTTCTTATGGATAGTGCTAATAAAACACTGTTAAGAGGATATGAAGAAGAAGTACAAACTTGGCGGGTGCTGGCTAATCAGTCAGACAACACAGACTTCAAGCCTAATTTTGGCGTGCAGTTGAATGCCACTATTGTACCCGAAAAAATACTAGAGAATGGTGAATACAAATCAGGCACTTTTACCGATGGCAAGACTACCTATCAGCTCAGCGAATACGGTAAACGTGTAGGCATTAGCCGACGTATGCTTATCAATGATGATTTATCTGCTTTGAGCCGCGTTGCCCCGAAGCTGGGTGCGGGTTGTTCTTTGCTTGAATCTAATTTGACTTGGGCGCTGCTTACTGAGGGCACCTTGGGGGCGAATGTTAGCCTTGACGGTAAAGCGTTGTTTCATGCTGATCACAGCAACACTGGTACTGGGGCTATTGGCATTGCCGGGCTTGATGCCGGCAAGGTCAAACTGAAAAAGCAAACCGCTCCTTCCGGCCCCAACGAACCCAAGAGCCATCTAAACCTGACACCTGCTTATTTGATTGTGCCGCCTGAGCTGGATACTGCTGCATCTCAGGTTGTATCTTCGGCTCTTTTGCCCCAATACGCGCCTAATGCTTTGAATGCCGTCAACCCGTTTGCCGGATCAATGCAAGTAATCAGCGAGGCTCGTCTTTCCGATGGTTCCACTGCTATGTGGTATCTAACGGCTAGCCCTAGCAGGATTGATATGATCCAGTTTGGGTATCTGATCGGCGAGGGTGGGCCCACAATTACCACTACCGAGAAGCGCAACCCTGACGGCGTAGAAATGCTGGTCCGCCACGATTTCTACGTCACCATTGCCGACTGGCGCGGCTTCTACCGCTCTACCGGCGTCTGAGTTGAATGATCTTGAGCTGGCGCCCCCGGCTCTTCCCCACCCCATCCCCGAGGTAAACCCTTGAAAAACTACGTTCAGGAAGGAGAATCACTCCCAATTGTTGCGCCTTACGCGGTTTCTAGCGGTGGCGGTGCTTTGATTGGTTCGGTGTTTGGAGTTGCTGCTACTGATCTCGCCAGCGGCGAGGGAGGAACCTTCCACCTTGAAGGTGTTTTTGTTTTTCCTAAAGCTACCGGCGCTGCTGCAAGCCTTTACGCCAAGGCGTACTGGAATGACACCAACAAGAACGTGACGGCATCCGCCAGCGGCAACACCCTTATTGGGGTGTTTGTGCCAGCAGCTTCTACCCAGACTGCTGCCTACGCTTCTGGCGACACTTCAGCCCACGTCCGCCTCAATGGCACCTTCTAATGTCCTGGGCAACCCTATCGGCTAAGGCTGACAAGGTAGCCCTGGATTTCATGGGCGGCGTCAGCGTAATTTCTGGCGCCGTTTCTGGCCGTGGTTTTTTGGAGGAAAACAAAGAGCTGGTCTTTGATGATGGAGTGGAAATTGTCCCATGGCTGCTGAAGATCAGAACCGTAGAATTTGGCCATCTTGATTACAACCATTCGCTTGTAGTTGATGGCATTGCATTTAAGGCAACAAGGCCGCCAGAGCCACTGCCCGGTAGCGAGCCTAGGGCGCTGAGCTGGAGCATGGTGAGGCTAGCCCGCACCGCCACCGCATCCATCCCCCTAGTTTCCCGCCTCCTCCGCACCGGCTCCGGCCAGTTGCTGGTTACCGGCTCCGGCCGTTCGCTGCAAACCCAGCCGTCCTAAGCCATGACCCAAACACCGCTCACGATTTCCCAACTGCCAGACCTGGGCAGCGTCCAGGGCAGCGACCGCCTGGTGTTGGACCGCATCGGCGCGGCGGTAACGGCCGGGGCGTTTGTTGTTGGGCAAGCCTATCAAATTATCAGCGTAGGCAATACCTCTTTCACGGCAATTGGCGCCGAATCAAATACAGTTGGCGCTTATTTTGTAGCCACTGGTGCTGGCACTGGCACCGGCACGGCGGGGCCGATCAATACCCGGAATGCAGCGGTCTCAGCGGTGGCGGCGATTTTAGGGGTTGGCCCCCAGGGTCCTGAGGGGCCAACCGGGCCGCCAGGCGCTAGCGGGGCTACGGGAGCGGCAGGACCTCAGGGCCCAGCAGGCCCTGCAGGCCCAGCAGGCCCGCAGGGGTCAACGGGTGCGACGGGGGCCGCAGGTGCTGCCTCGACGGTTCCGGGGCCAACTGGGCCTGCAGGGCCTGCTGGGCCGGCGGGTGCTGCGTCAACGGTTCCTGGCCCGATTGGACCGCAGGGCCCTCAGGGCCCTACCGGCGCAACGGGCAGTAGCGCCTACCAGGCGGCCGTGGCTGGCGGTTTTTCAGGGACCGAAGCACAATGGCTGGCGTCTTTGGTTGGCCCGCAGGGGCCTCAAGGGGTGACCGGGCCTCAGGGCCCAGCAGGCCCGCAGGGGTCAACGGGTGCGACGGGGGCGACGGGTGCCACCGGCGCGACAGGCCCCCAGGGGCCTGAGGGGCCGGCAGGGCTTGCCCCATCTCCCGCCGATGCTGCGCCAGCAGCGCTGGCGGCTACTGCAGCGATCGGCACCAGCACGGACTACGCCAGGGAAGATCACGTTCACCAGCGAGATTCTGAGTCACTGGTGGTAGAACTCAGCGGCACCCAGGCCGACCCAACCGCAGCAACCGCAGTTGAGCGGTTTAGGTTTCCCTGGCCTGCACAAATCCTGGCGTCAGCCCTGAGCGCGGAAACTGCTGCATCAGGGTCTGCGTTTATCGTCAATGCTAGGCTGAACGCCACCTCGATCTACAGCACCCTCCCGCAAATTGCGATCGGCAGCACCGAAGGCAGCAGCGGCACGCTGTCAATCACGACTGCAGCGGCGGGTGATATTCTGCGGTTTGACATCACGCAGGCTGGTGGTGGCTGCAGGTTGGCCCAGCTGTATCTCACAGTGCGGAGGACCGGCTAGATGGCTCCAAATTTCATTTTGCTCAACACCACCACCGGCAAACTGGTGGCGTACCCACGGCTCGACGATCAACCCGTAGAGGGCCTCGACGCTCACTATGAGGTGCTGGCCATTGTGCGGACCCCCCAGCCGGAGCACGACCCCACAACCCATAGCATTCGGGAGATCCAAACGATTGACCGCGCTGCAGGGCAATGGATCTGGAGCTGGTTAGTTGAACCATTACCGACTCCGCCGCCAGTGCCGAATTGGCGAACATTCAAGCGCACCCTGTTGGCCCACCCTGCGATCAACCAGATGCTGGCCGGCAGTCTTAGCACCGCCCCAGCAGCGGGCCTGTCGTTGCCATCAGCCCTGCTGCTGGTGGCCGCTGCAGGGGCAGGCGACCCGGACGATTTTCGTGGGGCCTGGATCGCCATGCGGCGGCAGGGGTTGGTCAGCTCTGAACTGTTGCAGGAGGTTCGAGGACTGGCGCTGGCCTTGCACTTGCCTGATTCATTCGTGGCGGCCCTGGGTGGCGCTGCCCGCCCGCTGGCGATGGCGGTAGGGCAGGAGTGGGTAGATGCCTCCGGCGACTTGTGGGTTGTGGTGCAGGCCCGTGATGCTGACGGTCAGTTTTTGCCCGACGACCCCAGCACCATTGAGCGCGAGTCACTGGCCTGGGAGCGGCAGGAATGAGCATAATTTGGCTCAATTCAAGGCGGTTTACTCCCCCTGCTGGCGAAGAGTTTTGGACCCCCGCCGAGTGGGGCACGTCCATAGTCTGGTATGACCCCCGCGACTCGTCCAGAACAAGCAACCTGATCACGGGAGTACAGGACAAAAGCGGAGGCGGCCGTCACCTGACCGCTACGGTTGGTCAGCGACCGGCTTATATCGCAGACTGGCTTAATGGTCAGCCTGCAATGAACTATGGAGCTGCACTCAATAACAATAGGCTTTCGTGGACGGGTACAGCATTTGACCCGGTGCGAACTTTTGGCGTGGCTCATTATGAGGGGCCGGACCCAATTGTGGGATTTACTGGACTGCTGTCATACCCGTTCGCCACCAATGCTAGTTTGCTTCTTGCAGAGGCTCCAAACCAATGGTTTGGGCTCCGTCCGGTTTTTCTGAATGGCGTTGAAACGTCCTCTAACATTGCGATGCCCACGATTGCAGCGCCGTTCCTGTGGGCGGATGATATAGCGCCATCTGCCGGTAGAAACACCATCTGGGTAGGGGCTGATAGATTCGAATTTAACCGTGGCTGGCGTGGAAAAATAGGGCAAGTAATTATCACGTTGTTTCTGCCGACGCTGCGAGAACGCAGGATCGTCACGGGTTACCTGGCCTGGGAGTATGGATTGGAATGGCTGCTTCCTGCTGATCATCCGTTCCGCAACCGCCGGCCCCTGCTCTCTGACTAAACGCCACCCAGCAACAGCCATGGCTTACAGTTTCTAAGTTAATTGTTTTGGCTAGATTGAAACAACAGCCGCAACCCAAGGCAATCACAGTTGGATTGGTTGGATCAATTGGCGCCATAGCGGTGTTGCTTGCGTTGCTATTTTTAGGGCATAAATATAAAGATGATTGTCTTGCTGTTGGCAAAGATTTTGAGCAATGCTGGGAAAAGGGACTGACAATAGCTGGAATGAATGCTGGAGGGCCGCTTAGTGCAGCAGTAATTTTTGGCTACATCGCCGGCCAGTTTGGCAAAGAAAAAGAAAAAGCTGAAAAATATCAAGAGGGTTACTGGAAGTACAACCCAGAGCTTCGCCGTGATGGTGATAGCGAGCCGTCAGAATCGCCTAGGTCACCACGCAACAGTAACGATGGGCTATAATTGCATTGCATCCACAATAGCATTGAGCAATGGCGGAATCTGAGCAAATCACTCACACGGCTTTGGCTATTCAAATAGCTAGAGTTGAAGGCTCCGTTAGCACGATTGTCACGCTGTTAGGTGAGCGCAGCAAAAGCCAAGATAAATTGGTGACTGCGCACGAAACGCTATCCAAAGAAGTTGGAAAGATAAAAGAAAGAATGGCTCAAATTTGCATTGTAGGGTTTATTCTTTCGCTTGCAATGCCAGGTATCTGGGATAAATTCCTTGATCGTAGTCATCTACAAAAAAACTCCGGCGCTATCATGCCCCCAGCACTAGTGAGGGGGAGGGGATGAACGCCAGAGATTCCATTACCGCAGCCATCGCCCTTTGCTTGTTTTCGTCTCCTGCGATCGGCATCGGCGGGGCCTTCCACATCTGCCAGCGGCGTTCCGCCGATTGCCTGAACGGGTGGACAGCTGCTGGATTTGGAGCCCTGGCGGCGGCCGGCCTGGGTGCCACCCTGCTGGCAAAGCTGGACGAAGATCCGCAGGCTGAAACCTTACGGCCCACCGAACCCCAGCAGGACCGCACCCCTAGCCCATGACGCTCCCCATCGACGCGCAGATAATGGATGCCCTGGCGGCGCTGCTGCGGGGCGCGGCGGCCACCGAGGACCGGAGCGATATTGCTGGGGTTGGGGCCTTGTTTCTCGATGCAGCCAGGGTGGCATCTGAGCCCAATGGCGTGGTGATCAAGCTGGATCAGGAAGGGGAGGCCCTCGACAAGGTCCTGAGCGCGTGCCAGGTGGTCTCAACCCTTCCGGTCGTTATCACCATCACCAAGCCCCGAACGCCAGGGGAGCCCGCAAACTGGCGAATCCTGGGCCCGTTCTGCGCGGCGGTCCATGCACGCATCATGGCCGGGAGACGAGACCTGGGGGGACTGTGCATTGACATCGAATCCCGTGGCCGGATCCATGAGCCCAACTTGCAAGCGTGCGAAGTCAAAATGATTTACACTGTGACCTATTACACGGCCATCTCCAACATCACAGTGCATGAAGAAGGCAACGCCTGAGCAGCTCCCTACAACGCCGTTGCCTTCTGGCCCTGGCGCTTATCTGCTCACCAATAACGAGTGGATCCTCGAATCCGTAACCCAACCCCCCAAACCCAAAGCCGATGGCCCGCAACATTTCTCAGTTCTTGATGGCAGCGTTGGAGACGACCTACGCGACATCAGCAGCCCCGACGGGGGTGAACGCGATCCGGGTCAGGGACCCGAAGCTGACAGCCCTTGATGCTACTGCTATTGCTCGCCCCAGCTTAGACGGGCAGTTCGGCGAGGCATTGCCGGACGTGATGGCCGAGCTGAAAAACGGCGTTGCGTTTGACGTTGAAGCTGTCGGCTCTGGCACCGCCGGCACTCCCCCCGCCTACGGGATCTTCCTGCGTGCTGCAGGAATGAACCTGGCAACGGTTGCCACCACCAGCAACACCTACTCATTCGTGACGGGCGGGGCTGATTCCCTGACCTTCTACCACGATTGGGACGGCAACAAGCACCTAGGAATAGGTGCTCGAACCAAGAGCTGGGAGCTGAAGATGCAGGCCGGCGAAGTGCCGCTGTTTTCGTTTGACGTGCCTGGCATTTATGTGCCTCCGGTCGATGCGGCATCCTTAACGCCAACTTATAGTGCTATGGCCGCTCCCGTAGCTTGCAATTCTGTCAATACGCCAACGTTTA